GAATCTGTTTCTAACAAGATTCAGGTCGGAAATCTTGCTGGTAATCGAAATTTAGAATTCGGTGTCAGAAATATCATTGAGGAGTTTTTACAAGAACAAAATTTCGATTTAGATCCTGACTCATCCACTAAGTTGGTTGTGGAAATTGTGTATTTGGATGTGCTAAAAACTAAGTCAAATTTTTCTGTAATCCACAAGGATAAGGAGTCGGTTGTAATTCGATTAAAAGGTGTTTTGAAAGTTGATGGGAAAAAAACCAAAGAAATTATTGTAGAAGAAGAATCATCTGAAATTTCTATGTCGACATTGATAATAGACAATGGAGGGAACTTCAATCAACAATCTTTGAGTAATGCTTTGAAGAAAGCATCGGGTCTCTTGGTAAATCAATTATTTGAAAACAACTAAAATGCGATATACACTATTATTTGCTTTATTGATTACATCATTTGTGTCATTTGGTCAATCCAATATGAAGTTCAAATTCCCAAGTGACAGGGTCATCTCAGATTTGAATAATCAAGTCATAGACAGAGGTGATGAGTTTAATGTTTTTGTGGTTGCCAATGGAAACGGAGACAATCAAACAAGACAATTGTTATTTGATTTGGAATATGACAAAAGTCATTTCGATTTAATAACAATCAATCACACGGGAGTTTCAGGAAGTGGAGGAATTTTACCAATCAACTCCAATCCACAAATATCCTTCCAAAATTATCCAGGATATACATATGTTGGGAATATCACAAACACAAACGGAACCACAAGGTTTCAAACTGCGGCTTATTCTTTTAACACAACCTCTAACAATACAATCATCAGAGCCACACTTACATGGGCAAGTAACACAGGAGTTGCAAATACAAATTACGAAAATTTGTTGATGATAAGATTCAGGGTAAGACCGACTTCTACTGCGACTTCATTCAATCCGATAAAGTTAAATTTTGTTGCAGGATGGAATGGAAATGGGCAACAAGTATCCACAATTATGGAAACCCCTTTAACGACTGACGTTATTTTGAATCAAAACACAGGAAAATTGGTTACAGCAAAAGTTGATGTCAATTCAAATCTTTTCAACATATCAGGTCTTAAAGTTGCATTTAGGGACACGGTCACCAATACCGTTCAGTCATTCCCAATATTAACAAATGGGAATGTCGATATTAACCAATCCCTTTTATCTGAAAATAAAGTTTATGAGGTTACTGTTCAACACGAATCAGACAAATTGAACACCATATATAATGGAGCAATCACCGTATCTGATTTCACTTCAGCACAATCAGAATTCACAACTATGGGTCTTGATGGAAGTAAAGGAACTGTAATCAATACAGGTCAATCTTTGTATGCTGCTGACATCAATAGAAACAAAAATATAGATGGTGGTGACTTACCAAAATTATTGGCTCAAGTCGTTGGAATTGACAATATAACTACAGTTCCTGAAGGTTATACACAAGGAAGCGGTGGTTATATGAATGTTCCTACTTGGGTTTCAACTGATGCAAGAACTGTATCAGGAGAGGTTGAGTGGGTTGTATTGACAGTAAATAACTATGGACAAGCATCTTGGGCATCATATAAGGTTCCATCGGATTTTGCTTCGATTATAGGAACAACATTCCTTCCATACATAAGAAACATAAATGGTAATGATTATGGAATCAGAACTGAAGTTGAATTTAATACTAACCCATCGATTTCATGGGGTTCAATAACAACAACCAATTGGAAGAATTTCACAACACCAAAAGTTTTAGTTAAAACAGGAACAATAGGGTCAAATACTCTTGTGTATTTGAAATATCTCCTTTGGGGTGATGTAAATCGTTCTCATTCGTCTCAAGTTGTTGTAAGTAACAATGGAATTGCATCAGTTGTAAGTAGAGCATCAAATAGTTTGAAAAACAATACATCATTCAAAACAGATGCACTTGGAATGTTCATTAACACTCCTAATAATGTCCCATCGATAGATGTAAATCTATCAAACTTGACGGTGACAACAAACACTATCGAGATTCCAATCAATATAAACACAAATGGAAATACTTTGGGTGGACTTCAGTTCGAATTCACATATGACCAAACAAAATTGAAGTTCGAAGAATTACAAAGTAACCTTCCTAACACATGGTATGTTTTTGTGAACTCCGTGGATGGAAAAATAAAGTTTGGTTCATTAGACCAAAACAAAACACCGATAAGTGGAAATGCAACCCCATTCAAATTGAAATTTTCAACTATCGGAAATGGTGTTGATATTCTAACATCAATAAAGGTTTCTCCTAACATGGATGCAAGTGGAAACAACGGAGTTCAGTTGGGAATCAACTTGAATAACACACAAATTAAATTGACAGGATATAACTACTTCTAAAATGAAAAAAACATTAACAATATTATTTCTTTTTCTTGTAATGTATAGTTGTACCGATCCATTCATTGAGGAAACCTCAATCGATTTAGGACAACTTTCAACATCAACAACAATTAAATCAGTCACAGTATCGGACAATATAGTTGAGATTGTTTTTAACACCACAATAGGTGCAAAATACTCTGTTCAGATATTTCCGTTCGGGTCTGAAGAACCAATCAAGAAAGAAGGATTTACAGCAATGAATGAAACTACCGAGAAGATATATGATCTCTCGAATGAAAAGAAAGGGTATTACGATTTACTCTTCATTGACATCTCAGGGAATGAGATAAAATATCCAATAATCGTTAAATAAACTAAAATCAAACAACAAAAAAATGAGTGAAGAAACAGAAGATCACAATGACGGAACTTGGACAGGTTTGAAAAAAACAATCATCGGATTGTTGACAACTGCGGTTCTCGGAGCTGGAGGTGTTATGACAAGTAAATTCCTCGGTGGAGAAGAAGAAGTCGCAACCCCAACTCAACAACAAACTCCAATCATCATCAATAACAACAACCAACAGCAACAACAGTCTGGCGGGAAAGAAACTGTGATTATCAGAGAGAAGGCGGCAGAATCTGCACCTCAAAAACAAACAGAAAATAAACCTAAAAAAGAAGGAGACGAGTTCAAAGAGACTGCTCCAAAATGGTAAAACTATGGAACAAGGATTAAGTTTTTTAGTACTCATCACATTGTTGATGGTTACTATGTTTGTAATTGAATCTCCAATATTGTTTTTGACAATATTCTTTGGAGGAGCGACTTATCTACTTTTAAGAGGTAAGAATAAAGGTTGGGCTTGGCCAAAAAGACCATAAAAGTTTAGTTTAGAGTATTATGTCAAAAAAACAAGAAAGTACTGGATTCAAAGAGTTATTGAACTCGATGATGATGAGAAGATGGCTTATCACCGCAATTGTGTTGATAACATTTTTCACTGTAATAACGGGAATTGTTGTCTCAATTCATATGAACGCAACAGTAGGACAAGAGTGGAAAGAGCTTTTGTTATTGATGTTAGGGGCATTCATTGGTTCTTATGGTAAAATCATTGATTACTGGTTCAGTGACACCGATAAAGATAAAATGTTAGTTCAAAAAATGGATGAAGAAGATGGTGTCACTTTGAGTAACACTTTGGATAGTCCGAATCAAACTGAAGAAGAAATATGAAAAAAGTAATTCTATTGGTAATGACATCATTGTTGTCATTACCATTATTTGCACAAACTTTAGGTAGTACCAAAACCGAACAATACAAAGCGTCATTTGAAACTGCGATTGACATAAGTCAATTTTTGGATTATGAAGGAAAACAAATTCCAATTCAAATACTAAAGGCGGGTATTTCTGACGAAATGTATGAGATGTATCCTGAGTTAAAGGAAAAGAGAGTTGGACTTGGTGTCGCAAACATATCAATGGAATACCTTGAAAATCTCAATAGATTCAAGTTTACTGAAGACAAAACAGAGATTAAGAACAGAATGGTAAAACAATTCCAAGCATCTCAGGCAGGTATTTCTGAGAATCAACTTGATGGATTCGGTAAAATCAATCTCGCAGAATATTTTGTCACAATCGAATGTTATGATTATTCGGTTTCTGAAGATGAAACTGTAAATCTGAAGGATGGTGTGAAAAATATGATGGTTACAAGAATTGGTCTTCAGGTTAGATTTACAAACGCCGAGACAGGTGTTGTATTTGCCGCCTCAGGTCTTGGTGAAGCAACCACTACAAGAGAACTAACTTTCTTATCTGATGCGACAGTAGATGAAGTAAAATTCAATCAATCTACAATATCAATCGCAACCAAAAAAGCACTTGACATTGCTTGTGCAAGAATTTTGGATAGAATGATTAAGAAAGGAATCTTTACAGAATAATTTTTTTGAAACTGATGAAAATTGAAAGTTATAAAAATATTTTTGATACTATTTTTTGTGATATTTTTCATCAACGAATCACAGGGGCAAGTTGTAACTCAAACTTACATTGACCCCTGTGATTCGAAAACTTATGTTGTATCATTCCCCATCCAAACAAATGCGGGTGTCCTCATAATTGTTCGTAGTAAATCAAAAGTATTCAATTACCAACAATTTTTATCAGGGGAGGTTACAACTTGGATTAACAGTATTTTCGCAGCCCCCTGTCCTGTTAGTGTTGTTGTAACTCAAACTGTAACACAAGCCGTATCACAAGCCGCGGCAAACGCAGCCTCTTCAGCCGCATCATCGGCAGCTTCCTCCGCCGCTTCATCTGCGGCATCCTCCACCGCATCTTCGTCAGCGGCGAGTTCAACACCAACTTCCTCATCTTCAAGTTCAAGTTCATCCTCACAATCCTCATCACAAGAATCTTCGTCATCCTCAAGTTCAAGTGAATCGAGCTCCTCAGAATCAAGTTCAAGTGAGTCGAGTTCAAGTGAAGGAGGATCCGAAGAGAGTAGTTCAGAGGGTGGAGAATCGAGTGAAAGTAATGAAGAAAGTTCTGATGGAAAAGGGAAAGGTGACAAAAAGAAAGCCGCTCCAGTGAATCCAATGTTGGTTGCATCCGATTTGACGACCACACAGGGGCCCGATATGAAATACAGTGCGATTGCCTCCTTCGGAATAAGTCAATCATCAATGGCGGGAAATGAAACTTGGAGCGCAAACGCCATGATTTGGAGCACGTTGAATCAATTTGCTTTGGGTGGGGGATATACCAAAATGAACTTCCAACAGGGTAAATTAAATCAAATTCATTCTTACTCAATTACAGGAGCATATTTGGAGGGAAATTATACTCTTTCAACATCCGCTGTTGTATTTTGGACAAAACCATATACAATCAATACTAAACTCAGTTTATCCCCACAGGTTTTCTTAATCAACTCACCAATCTCATACAACTCAAGAACAGGGGAAACCACAGTGAATAGAAACTTTTCATTTTTGGTCGGTTCTTCATTCGATTATCGAATCAGTAAAAGATTCGGTCTAAGCCTAAACTACAGGGCGATGGGTTCCACCGAATCCAAGTCCCCTATCCTAAACAATTTCCTAATTGGTTCAAGATTTATTTTATAATATGAAAAAGATATTTGACATCAGACACATAATAATCCTCCTGATGGTTGGAGTAATAATATTCCTTCAGTTTTTTGTTCCTCCACAGATTCAAATTGAGGAAAAGTTAATATATGATACAATTCCTCAGGAACTCATTTACGAGGTTGAAGTTGAAGTTCCATACGAAGTCGAAGTTGAAAAAATTGTTGAAGTACCAGCTCAAACTCCACTTGTTGATACGGCATTTATCCTGAAAAATTTTTACTTAAAAAACTTTGTTCAAGATACAATAACATTGAGTAATAATCAGGGGGTCATATATTTGTTTGACACCATATCTCAAAATAATGTTGTCGCAAGAAAATTCACAGCAAATATCAAACCAAAAATTGTCAGAGAACCTGCACCTGAACCACCAAAAGTAAGGAATCAAGTTTATGTTGGATTGAATGGAGCTTTGAGTCATCAAGATTGGGTTAATTCACTTGGAACAAGTATTTTGCTGAAAACAAAAGATGATAAAATATTCCAACTTGGTGGAGGAGTAGCAAATAGAACCTTCGATGGAATAACAGGGAGTTTTACTCCTTATGTAACAGGAGGAGCATATTGGAAAATTAGAATTAGAAAGGACTGAAGTATTTATTATAAAAAAAGGTATGGATTTACGAAAAATCATTAGAGAAACATTAGAGGAACATTTGGACAAATCTTTGATCTTGAAAGAGGAAGCCGAAATTTCTGATGCTTTGAGATATCACGTTGAAAACGGATTAACTTTGACAAATAATATTTTTAGAGCTTATTCTGAAGGGTATTTCAATTTGGTGAATGAAGTTAGATCACTTTGGGAGGAAAATAAAATATCTTTGAACGAAGAAGACCTGATGATGGTCGAATCTGATCTTGGTAAAAAAATAGTTGTAAATGGCGAGTTGATTTATTTGGACGCACCATTCGTATCCGAAGAAGAAGACGAGGAAGATGTTTTGGAAGAGGCTAAACACAGAGGTAAAAATGTTAAATTGGGTAAACCATTCAGAACACCAGGTGGTCCTAAGAAATTTGCAGTTTATGTAAAAGCTCCTAGTGGAAACATCAAAAAAGTTACCTTTGGTGATCCGAATCTTAGAGTTAGAAATCGAAATAAGGGAGCTGCAAAATCATTCAGAGCAAGACACAGATGTGATCAGAAGAAAGACAGAACTACAGCAGGGTATTGGAGTTGTAATGTAGGTCGATACGCAAAACAATTGGGACTCTCAAGTAAAAATTCTTGGTAATAATTATGGATTTTCCATTCCAACAAGTTGAACAAAACGGCAAACTAATCAGAAAATTTTCTCCTGAAGTAGATGAGGAAGAACTGAAGTGGCATCAGGACCAAAGTGATAGAGTTGTGACCATTTTAAACGACGGAGGATGGTCGTTCCAAATGGAAGACCAATTGCCGGTCAAATTGTCTGAGGCCAGTCAAATTCACATTCCGAAATTTGTTTGGCACAGAGTCATAAAAGGACCGGCCCAACTTATTGTAGAAATAGAAGAAAAATAAAAACCCCTTAACCGGGGTTTTTTTTATGCGATTTGTAAGTTATGTGGAGGTGGATCCGAACGGTCAACCATAATATCACTATCTTCAGGGAAAAGATAGTTGACGGCATCTTCGAACTCTCTAGTACATTCCTTCTCAACTTGGATAGAGGTTTCTAAGTCACACAAATCTCGATTGGAATCGGTAGATGAGAATATTTTTTTTGTAATAGAAAATAAATAATCATCAATATCAAGTTGTAAATAATCTACTCGTTGATCAGTAGGATCCCAAAACGACAATTCGGGGTCCCCAAACAAAGATTTATATCCCGCAAATTTGAATCCTGTCTGTTTATTGATGAAATATACTAAAATACCACGTCTCCAGTATTTTGCAAAATATTCTTTTTCCTTTGAATACGTTGTACACCATCTTGTATTTGCACCATATTTACTTGAGGCCTGAAAAGTTAAAGGTCTAACAACTAACCATATATCATCTTCAAACTCTTTGATGACTTGTTTCTCTAAACCTCTCTCGATCTCTTTAATAGAAGATAAGGTAATAGCTGTTCGTAAGTTTTCTAAGCTGTTGTAAGTTGACAGATCTTTGTTTTGGATTTTGTTGTTTTCCATCCTCTCGATAAATTCTTTGGTCGTCAAAAACATATCATCCGAATAATTATCTGCTAATCTGAGCATTGCGTGAACTAAGGAATCTTTTTCATCAGTAATTTTGATCCCCTTAGATTCCAATCTATTCTTCATTTCACTTGAGAAATCTTTTTCAATTGGTTCTAATTTCCATCTCGAACTAAAAAGTTTACACATGAGAGGAAAATATTTGTAAGTTTTTGTGGTGTCAATACGCTCGAATAAATCAAACATAGTTAGACTTAATTCGGGGTATTGTTTTTTCAATTCAATGATTCTTGACATGATTATATTTTTATGACCAAAATATAAATCGAATTTAGATCACTGTCAAACTGAATTTTTACTTCAGTCTTTCGAGAATACTTTTAACTAAATTGACAATAATTTGTGAACTTCCTAAAATAATACCACTGGAAAATAATCTTTCAGCTATCAGTATAGCAGCCTCTTCTAAATTCTGAGAACTTAAGGCTACAGAGTATATGTCACTTATGATTGGTATTAAAAAACTATATGCAATTGTATCAACAAACAATGAGGCTCCTACTGACAAAGATTCTACAAATTCTATGAAAGCCGTTTTAAGTTCTTTACCTTTTTTAAGTCCACTCTTGAAAACATATTCTAACCCCTCTTCTTTTATTATCGATAAAATTTCTGATAAAGCTTTCTTACTTTCAAAAAATAATGAAAATGCAATTCCAGCTAAAACTAACATTCTTTGTTCTTCTGTGAGGTTGAAATCACCAGTTTTTAGGAATTGATCTAATGGTAAGACCATCCCACCAACTGAGGTTCCCCAAGTTGATAGCATTTTTAGATTTAACCCATAAGATTTGGCAACACGGCTTACAATTTGTTTTGTAAATGCGTTGAGTTGTTTCATGTATGATCCTAACTGCGATCTTTCCTCTTCACTCAATAAAGTTCTGAGTTGTGACTCTGTAATCAAAAATTCCATATACAATAAATATATTGTTTATATTTATTATTATGAAAGGACCATTGAATCCTCCACTCGAAGTTGGAGATAGAGTAATTTGTTATCATATGGAAGGAGAGACAACAGTGACTCCAGGAACGAAAGGTGTTGTTACTGCAATTAGTAGAGATCCTTTCGAGTCGGCGGATGCT